GGTTTTGCGGATGGCCGCGATGCACTCGCGGATCGTTTTGCGCCACGTTGCGTCGTGACGCCATTTCCAGATGTCGCAGATGTATGTCTTCAGCGACACGCGCATGGCGACGAGTTCCATCAGCGTGAAACTCGGTTTCAGTGTGTAGGTGGGTTCAGTGTTCATTGTGTGTTCTTCTTGTCCCTTCGGTGTTGAATGCGTTGGCACATGGCCGACGCGAAAGTGACCCAGTTCGGGTTGACGTCTTGGCCCTCGTCCGCGAGCCACTTGTGAATGGCGCGGAAGCCCCAGCCCTTGCCGCGCAACACTTCGACGGCATCGACAAGTTCGTGGCTGTAGTTGCGCTGGTCGCCGCGGGGCGCGGCGTGGGCTTTATCGATCAAGGTCACGCTGCGGCCCTCCTTGGTTCGCGGCCCAAAATTTCGCCAATGATGTGCTGGATGTGCGGCCAGCGATGGCCTTGCAGCGTTTTCATTAACGCGCTGCGCGTGACGCCAATCTTTTCGGAGATCACGCGGTAGGTGACGCCGTGCGCGAACAACAATGCCGCGGCAACAAACTGCGACTCGGTGTAGCGCGACAACGCATGGGCCGCGCCTTTCGGCACGTTTTTCCTACCCTTGCGCGAGGAATCCATTTGGTTGTCAGACGGCGTCCCTATCGACAGGTGAGCCGGATTCACGCAACTCGGCGTGTCGCAGGAATGCATGACATGCATGCCAACCGGCGGGCGCTGGCCATTGTGCAGCGCCCAAGCAATGCGATGGGTCGCTTCACGATTGCGTTTGCCGACGGCCATAAGTCCGTAACCGCTTGGCTTTTTGCACCCCTGCCACAGCAAGCACTCGCTGCTGGCAACTACGCGCTCGGACAACCGCCGCCGCGCCGATTCCATCAGCGCCGGACTGGCGAAAAGTTTGTCCCAGTTCACAACTCTCCTTTCTCAAGGTTCACTGAACCTTGGGCCAAAAGAAAAGCGCAGTGGGCGCTCAAAGAGCGAAACTCCGCTTTCGATTGTTTGAGTAGTCGGGCCTTAACGTCCCGCGGTATCTGGATGTTGAGTGGCAATACGTCTGCCGGTTTCCTCTGCTTGTTTTGTAGCATGGGCGATTGCTGCATAGTCTGTTGCTGTTAGTTCAGTGGTTGATGTTTGAGCGGCCAATATTTCATTGACCACCTGTGCGACTGGAACACCACGCCGACGAGCAATGCGACGAAGTCGCATGACCGTGGTGCGAGGAACCTGTAGTGAGAGAGGTTCCTTATCGGGTGAGTGTTGCGAAGGCATTGTGTGTGGGTTCAATGGAAAACATAGCGGGTTCACTGAACCCGTCAATGACTTTTTTAAAAAAAGTTTTTGGCCACTCGGCGCGATCCACCAACCACATCACGCGGCTTGAGGCGTCCGCTTGTGAAACGCCTTGCCCCGCCGCTTGTAGACCCCGCGGATTAGCCTTTCTTTGTAGCTGGGGTTGTCCTCGTAGAACGCTGCCTTACGCTTGCGCTCCTTGGCGGCGAACTTCGGGTCAGCGTAGCGGTCGCGGTAGCGTTGCCGCATGTATTCCTTCTGCCGGTCGGGATCCGCGTATGGCATGACTGGTATGAGTCAAAACCAGTTCTAAAGAGCCTGCAATGTCTAAAACATGTGCTAACTCACCGTGCTAACTCCGGCCTTCCGCGATCATTTAACAGAGTAAAACAGGCCCGCTTCACTTGAACCCATAACTGGTCATTTCCCTTCTGTTACAGAGTAAAGCGTGACAATTTTGCATACATTTTAGGTATTTCATTGCATAACAAATAGTGCTAATTTTCACTTCGTTATGGCATCGCTTACCACCCTCCCCAAGTCACCTTACTGGATAGCCCGCATGAGAGTGTGGGTTGCTGCGCCGGAAAGCCCGTCTGGCGGCTTTTGGCGACTCACCATGCGTAGCACCAAGCTACCGCACAAAACAACCCCTAAACGCACAGCCAAGGCTTTTGCCGACGACATGGAGCGGACGGCGCGGGAACTTCGTTCGGTCAAACCGACGGCACAATGGTATGCCCATCGCGTCGATAGCCTCATGCGGCTGGCCAACATCGCCAGCCCGCGCAAAGCGGTCACTTGGACAAAGGCCGCGGAAAGTTGGGTCGAGGCCAAGACGACGGCCAAGCCCAAGACCATCGACAAATACCGCACCGACATCGCCCACTTCGCCCGCTGGCTCGGCGTGCGGGTCAGCCACGATCTGCGCGACATCACGCCCGACGACATCAGCGCCTTCTTCCGCGACCTCAAGGACAAGGGTTATTCGGATAACACGGGTGCGCTCATCATCGCCACAATCCGGTCAGTCTTCCGTCGGGCCGTCCTTCTACGCCAGATCGACGTTAACCCCGCGGAACTGCTGACGATTAGCCGGTCGGACGCGGCCAAGCGCCGGTCGTTTACACCGGACGAGATCGGGCGCATCCTCGCCATCGTGGACGAAGAATGGCGGGTCGCCTGCCTCTTCGGACTCTACTACGGCATGCGGCTTTGGGATGCCTGCAACCGCTCCCACGAAGAGATCGACGGCGGCGTCTTGCGCTTTGTCCCGCAAAAGAAGTCGCGCCGAGGCAGGGTCGTCGCCGTCCCGCTCATTGGGGAACTGGCCAGCCTGCAAGGCACCGGCCCCATCACGCCGCGCCTGCACAAGCTAACGGTGTCAGTAGCCAGCGGTCAGTTCTCCCGCATCTTGGACAAGGCTGGCATCGTCCGGTCGCGGCAGAAGGCTACCGGCAAAGGCCGCGGAGTTGTGGATGCGACCTTCCATTCGTGGCGGCATACGACCAATTCGCTGCTCGTAGACGCAGGAGTTGACCAGAAGGTGCGGCAAATGATCTGCGACCACGATACGGTCGAGATGTCCAACCGCTACACGCACGCCTCGCTGGAGACGATGAGCAAGGCACTGGAGTCGCTCGCTACCCTCGCCAAGTAGCGTTGGTGCCGCGGGTGTCCAAATGGACGAACGAGCGATACAATCCCAGCCCGCCCTTGAACATGCCCTCGCGCCGGAGGTCGAGCAGGACGAGGTAAAGCGAGGCCGGTTGCGCCGTCACCAGATCGGTCGCGTTAAAGCGCACATGCGTCGAGTTGCTCACGCCGCCGATGCGCTTGTTGTAAGCCGGTGACCGATAGGCGCTGGTAATGCGGATTGACGCGCCCAGTCGCTTGCGGGCCTCGTCCAGCACGTTGGCCGTGCGCTCCATGTTCGGCCACAGTGCCGCCGGAGGGTCGGTGTTAAGGTTGAGTTTCTCGTCGCTGGCTCCGCGGTAGAAAAACTCCTTGGCTGCAAAATGCTTCACGCCCCAGCGGTCGAGATCCCGCTGGAACTTTTGTTCGTTGCTCACTTCTTTTCGCGGCGAACGATTTCGATCAGAGCGATGACGGCGATGCCAGCAGAGGCAATCGCGCCCATCAACTCCGGCGAAAGTTTCCAGCCGACGAGAGCCAGCAAGGTGGCCGCTCCGGCATAGGTGGAAGGTTCTTTGAGTCGGGCGAGGATGTAGTCGATCATGTTATTTGGACGAGGTTGGTTTTTGAAGAGGCACAGAAACGTGCAAAGTGTTTTTGGCGAAGTCCCAGCCAAGCCGGACTTCGGAAAGATTCGCGCAGCCTGTCAGCGCAAAGGCGGCGAGGATGAGAAAGAGGCGCATGTTTTGACTACACCGTCCCGCCGGATGGGGGTCAAGGGTTTGAGGACAATGCGGCGATGGCTTCGGCGCTGGCAGCTTCGTAAGAACAAGGTGCAGCAGGCCACGATGGGCGCGGCGAAGGATCAGCCGCCGATGCGACGATCAGCTGCGAAGTCCAATCGCGCAGGGATTGCATGAGCGGCCCAAGGGGTTTACCCGCCAGCACAAGCGACAAGCGAAGATCGGACAGTGCGTGAAGTTGCGTGCTGGTAAGGTGCTGCTCGACCCATTCGGCGGCGGTGACAGCGGGCGGCGGTGTAGCGATCAAGCTGCGGGTGACGGCGTCCCAGATGAGGTTTCCGTTTTGCAGTCCCTCGCCTTCGGCGTCGGTGAGCGGGAGGGCGGTGATGCCTTCCGGAAGCGGATCTGCGATGACGGTGCCGATGGAGACGGATTGGCCTGTCGTGGTGTTATAAAGGAGGTGCCAGTTTTGCATGTTAGGGGATGCCGATGAGGGTGAAGCCGTAGCGGTCGGGGTTGGCGGCGATGTTGTGCCTCACGGCAAGGCGGGAACCGCTCGGAATGTTGCGGCCAAAAAGCGACAGATACGGAGGCGAGGACTGCACGGCCTCGTTGTTGTTATAAGAGGCAACAGTTAAGCCAAACACCTGTTCGCTTCCTGACGCGCCGACGCCAAGCTCCAGTTGTGGGCCAATGGTTAAAATGTTGCTGTTGTGCGTGGACGGCATGATGGCCACGGCGCGATAGGCGCGGGAAGTGGAGGCAATGGCTTGAACCCACGTGCCGCTGGCGCCGCTGAAGCTGATGCCTTGGCTGGTGGCGGTGTCTCCGGTGATGACATCAACGCTGGTGGGTGCCGTGGCGTAATCGCCGCCCACATCAAAGAGGAAGACTTGTGCGGTTGCTGTTTTGCCGCCCGTGACAACAGACTGAATGCGAGCCGAGATGCGCGTGCCGCTGGCGATTTTTAGCGGAACGGCAACGGCAACGCCTGTTGGGCCGGTGGTGGCAAGAGCGCCACCTACGGCGAGGTTTGAAATAATAACCGTCTCGGAACCGCTGGCACCCGTGGCAACGTCGATGAGTGTGGCCGTGTTGGTGGCGGCTGCGGCGATGTCTTGCACCATCAGCACCAACAGACCCGCATTGGCGGAAGTGGAGGCGATAAGCTCGGAATACGAACCCTTGGTGTGCGCGGAAGTGTTGGCGGTGAGCGATACCTCGGCGCTGGAGTTGACCGGAGTGTAGGACGCCTCAAACCAATCGACGTTGCGGAAGAGCGGCGTGGCACCAAGATAACCTTTTTGCAAGAGGGCCATAGCTCAGGGATCGGTGATGAGATACAACGTGGCCGCGTCGGGACTTCCGATGGCGTTGTATTCGGCTTGCGTGAGGCTCACGATGTTGTTGACCACGTCGCTGCCGCTGCCCGCGGAGGTGTCGCTGACGACGTTGGTGCCAGAGCGGTTGGCGATGGTCAGCGTGCGGGTGGTGCCGGTGGTGATGCTGGAGAGCGAAAACGCCAGTTCCTTACTGACATCCGCATTGTTGAGGATGCGAAAATTTGCATCCCGATACAAATCACTGAACGTCCCAGCATACTTCCAGTCGTCGAGATTGCCGTTGTTCAGTTCCCGCACCCAGATTCCTGCCGGTTTGCGCGAGATGAAGTATAGCCCCTCGCCTTTTCTCACAAGGAAAGCACTGTTCACCGCGGGCGATCCCACCGTCACCGGAAGGTTGCTGTGGTATTCGACGTCGCCATCGATATAGCTCGTCCCGCCGCCGGAGCCAGTCTGGTCGAGCGCGTCAGTGAACGGGTTGTATTTCCAAGGCATGTTACGGGTAGGTCAACGTCTGGGTGAGCGGGTTGCCGTCGCCGTCGTAGGTGAAAGTTTCGGTCAGCACGATGGTGCCGCTTGC